AGCAGATTTAGATTTTGATCTAACACAGTTTGGATTATTTTTACAAAATGATACACTGTTTGTAACTGTTCACATTAGGAATACAGTAAAAACTATTAATAGAAAAATTATTGCAGGAGATGTGATAGAATTACCTGCAATGCGTGATGAATATGCTCTTAATGATTCAAATTTTGCTCTTAAAAGATACTATGTTGTCGAAGATGTAAACAGGCCATCACAAGGATATACACAAACTTGGTATCCACATTTGTATAGATTAAAATTGAAAAAAATATCCGATAGTCAAGAATATAAAGACATATTAGATTTAGAAAATGAAGATGGCACAACGGTAGGTGATACTTCTACTACATATGATACTGAAGTACATATTAATAATGCTATAGTTGCAGAAGCAGAGTTAAATTCTTTGTTAAGCGGCTATGATACAGCACATTTTTTTACAATACAAACAGATGAGTTGGGCAATGTAGAGTTAATTGATACCGATAGTGACGGAATATTAGACGAGATGCGCAAACCCGTGAAGTCAGGATATAAAGGATACTTACTAGGTGACGGTTTACCGCCGAATGGAACACCGTTTGGGATTGGCATATATTTTCCTACAAATGCTGAAGACGGTGACTATTTTTTGAGATCTGATTACTACCCTAACAGACTTTTTAGATTTACAACAGATCGGTGGACTGTAATGGAAGACAATGTACGACTTACACTATCAAATACAAACACTAGAGATACACAAAAAACATCGTTTATTAACAATACTAACTCTGATACTATCGCTGGCGAAGTTGTTGAAGAACGTCAAAGCTTAAGTCAAGCATTACGACCTAAAGCAGATGAATAGGTAAAACACTATGCAGCATTTTTATGACAATCAAATAAGACGATATGTTTTACAAATTACTAGAATGATGAGTAATTTTTACTGGAAAAACGGCGACGGGGATCTAAAACAAATACCAGTAAAATATGGTAATTTATCTCGTCAGGTAGCAAATCTAATTGCAGGGAATAGCGAAGCAACACTTCCTACTGTACCTCAAATGGCAGTTTATATTACAAGTTTAGCTATAGATAATACAAGACGAAGCGATAGTTCATACATAAACAAATTACATATTAGAGAGCGTAGATATGACAGTGCTGGCAACGAATACTTAGAAGCTGAAGGAAAAAATTACACAGTTGAAAGATTAATGCCTACACCTTACACTTTAAGTTTCAATGTTGACATTTGGAGTAGTAATACTGATCAAAAATTACAAATATTAGAGCAACTTTTAGTACTTTTTAATCCTAGTTTAGAAATACAAACAACTGATAATTATGTAGATTGGACTAGCTTAACAACTGTTACATTAACAAATATAAATTGGTCTAGTAAAAGTGTACCACAAGGCACAGATGATGCTATAGACATAGCTACCTTAAGTTTAGAAGCTCCAATTTACATAAATCCTCCAGCTAAAGTAAAACGTTTAGGAGTTATCACAAATATTATTACAAGTATATTTGCAGATGATACCGGTACTATAGCTGCAGGAATGACTAGACCCGAAATAAATCAGTATAATGATATAGATAATTTGTCTTACGAATCCCGAGAAATTTTAAAATCAGACGGCAATGGTAATATTATAACAGAAACAGATCCTAAAATAACTAAAGTAGGAAATGCAGATTTATCTTTTGGTACAAATTATCAAGACTCGTCGGTGATAATTTTTGATAACACAGCACAGTTATATAGAAGTAACGGATTAGAAGACGCAGAATGGGAGTCTTATATTAATGCACTACCTTTCCAATTTAAAGATTATGTTACTACAATTAAATTACGGAGGGCAGACACCGGCTATGAAATCTCAGGTACTGTTAGTTTAAGTTCTACAGATCCAAGATTCTTAGATGTTAATTTTGATACAGATAGCGCTCCTAGTGATACTTTACTAGAAGGACCTAATGGTGTTAGGGGTAATGTTGATTATGTAGTAAATCCGCTAACATTTAATCCGTTACCTAAATTATCAGAAAATCCACGAATTTTAATACTTGAACCCATTAAAGCAACTGCTAGCGAAGACGGACCCGATGCGTGGAAAAGCAGTAGCGGAGATGATACACTTAATGCAGCCGCTGGTGATATAATAGAGTGGTCAGGAACTGAATGGGTTGTAGTATTTGATTCTACAACTGCATCATTAGACAGCACATTGATTTATACAACAAATCTCAATACACAAATTCAGTATAAATTTGATCCTGATTCCGGTGAATGGTTTAAATCTTTTGACGGTATTTATCCTCCAGGAACATGGCGATTAGACTACAATTAATTATATATAGTGTATGAGTAATATTAAATGCAGTGGTGCACTCATCTATTCAATAGCTACACAAAGATTTTTATTTTTATTTAGAAAACAAAGTAAAAATTCTAATGTATGGGGATTAGTTGGTGGTACAAATGAATTTCTAGAGTCGCCTGGCAAGGCACTTTATCGTGAAATACAAGAAGAAATAGGATCTATAGAAATATTAAAAACATTTCCATTAGAAACATTTAAAAGCAAAGATAAAAAATTTAACTATTTCACCTACCTATGCACAGTTGAAAATGAATTTATACCAAAATTAAATAATGAACATTCTGGATATGCTTGGGCAAGTTACAATGATTGGCCGCAACCTTTACACCAAGGTGTTATCAAGACGCTGCGTAGTAAAATAATAAAAAATAAAATAGAAACTATATTTACAATTTTACATTAAACGTCTATATAATCTAAAATTTTAGATTTTACAATATTATTTTCTTCTAACCATTGTACAGCTAATGTTTTAACTTTTTGATCGTTAGATTCTCTAAAAAAACTACTATCACTTAAATGATCTAAATGGTCAAACAGTTGTTTTACAGCATCTCTGTCTGTTAGTCCACTTTCTTTTATATTATGCAATATGTTCAAAACAAATACGTTACCTTCTGTTGATTGCATACCGAACGACATAATTACCTCTTATTTGTCAAAATTATGAATTGCTACTACTGGCAATGCCGGCGGTGGTGAACTAAAAAGTAAATAGTAACCCGTAGGCCTAGCAGTTCCGGTGCCTGTTCCTGCTCCGGTGGCAGTAAAAACTGTGCCGAGATTGCTATCAGCTGCGCCAATTAGTGTAAAATCTGTTGTACCAGTTGCAGTTATTATATATTCAGTACTTACTACAAATGCACCAGCAGTTACTTCCTGACCAGTGCCTACACTTGTTGGGTTTTGAACCATAGTATAATTTGTAGGAGTAAGCTGTATTACATTATCTGCAAACACTAGAACATTTTGAGCTGCTAATGGTGCTTGATAATCTGTATCACCACTATCTAAAGGTCCAAACAATGTTATTACTGCATCTCCGTTACCAAAATTTTGTTGTACAATTGTAGTAGGTTCTTTAAAACGCATCTTGCGTAAAGATCCGTTTTGATAACATTCAAATTCATTTGTGTCAGTGTTATATCTTATGTGACCTTCTGTATAACTAGTAGTAGCATCTGCTGTAGTACCTTTAGGAACAAGCATCATATCTGTGCTATCTAAGACTATTTGGCCATTTACATCGTAAATTATACCTTTGCCTTCTACCGCATCTTGATTTGTAGTTTGACGTTTTAAAAATCTCATTATGCCACCATGTAACTAATTGTTGCAGACAAGCTAGTACTAGAATTGTTAAAAGATACCACGTCAGTTTCTTCTAAAATTATTCGGCTCATATCCCAAACAAAAGTGTCAGCTGCATCTACAGTTATAGTGTTAGCAACTCGATTTTCGTTATCTATTGCTTCACCTGCTGGTCTAAAATGTAAATCAAAAGTTTGTGCAGACCCAGAATTATTACATACAACTATGTTTAACACTGCATACTTAGTGCTTGCTGGCACTGTTAATATATCTGTTGATCCTGCTGCTAATGTTGCATTTGCAATTGCCATTTCTTAATCCTTAAAATAACATTGAATATAACAATGCTTTGTTTTTACTTATCAATTCGTCGTTAGTGCTAGATTCGTTTATATAATATAATCCAGTGCCACCGGCAGATTCAGAATCACTGTATAACTTTACACCCTCAATAGGCGGTGCAGCATTAGGCAATGTTGCATCTTCTGCTTGAAACGGAAATGAAGTGATTATAAGTGCATCATCTATACGCACGCTTCCGGCACCACTTGCACTTAATACTAAATCTTGATTTGTACTATCGTCATTTAGTGTTGTAATTTGATTATCTTGAATTTTTATATTATATAATTCTGATCTGTTGCTAAAAATATTTCCTATTACTGTACCATCAACTGTAAAGACAACTTTACTTTCAACAGCGTTAGTATCAAAATCTGATGCAGTTACACTAGTGTCAGCATCACTTATACCTGAAGATGACGATCCTGATAATCTAAAAGTTATAATATCGTTTACAGCTTTTGCATTTGTCAAAGCATCGTCATTCAAAATATAAGTTTCTGATTGAGCTGTTGAGCCGCCAGGATCTACAATTACACCGCCCGTATATGTATAAACATTTTCTTCGTAATTCGATTCACCAGACACGTCTATTACACTGTTTGGCGTTGTAATATATAATGCACTATCTGAATTAATACTAGATAATGATAAAGGAACAAAGTTTCCACTATTGTCAACAAAAGTAAAAGCACCAGTGCTAGACACACCGCTAAAGTAATATGCAGAGTTTTCGTCGAATAGTATACTTACTGATCCGGATGTGCCTCTATCTATTTGAACACCAGCTGTTCCTAAGGTTACTCCGGCGCCACTTTCGCCATTATTTAATATGATAGTATTATCTGTTATCGTAACGTCAGTTGATTCTACAGTAGTAGTAGTTCCAAGTACTTGTAAATTTCCTTTTACTATAGTAGTGCCCTGTATAACTCCGCTATCTCCAGACGTGTCGAGAGTAATAGAGCCATTTGCATCACTATCAACTATGATTTTATAATCATCGTTTACAACCCGTACTACTTTTGACATTTACTTTCCTTATACTTTAATAAAAAATGTAGATTTATAAATTTGTGCTAAGACAGCACCGAAAGGTATTGCCTTAGCACTTTTTATTCAGCTACCTTTAAGCAGTTTCTACAAAGTCGGTATCATCACCAGTTGTTACGGTGTTATCGTCATCGTCACCAGCTTCCTCAACTTGTGCTGCACCGTCTACAACAGATGTGCTAAAGTTCCATGCTACTGACTGCCCGTCGTAAGCATTTGATCCTGCTGAACCTGCCGGTGCTACTAAAGTTGCTTTACGGCCAGCAATTTTTCTTGCTAAATATGTTTCAGCATCATCCATTTTAAATGAAATGGACATTTCGCCAGCTGATAAGTTTGCCGGCACATCGTCCCATACTAAAGTACATGTATATTCAGTATCGCTTGCTCCAATAGGAGCAACTACAAACTTTTTGCTGCCTCTTTGTTTTACAATATGACCTTCAACGACACTACTACCGTCGTGAAAGTTTACTTTGATTTCGTTACCTGCTGCTGTAGGTTCTCCGAAAAATCTTTTGTTAAGTGGACGTCCCATTGTTTTCTCCTTGTTGACGTTCTAGGTCTACGCAGTGGGTACTGCATAAGTCCTCATCTAGAGGTTCTCTCTATGACAATAGTATTTATCAACATAAGAGGAAAGGTATACTAGTCTAGTATACCTTTCAATCAAAGCTTCGGTGACACGTTGCTCGAACAAGAGAGTTATCATCGACTTTAAAATATGATAGGCTGGACTAAGGATTACCAGCAATCGCCTTTGTAGATCCTGTCTATAAAGCGAAGCCTAGCATCGAACAGTTACTTTCGAAATACGCATCTTCATGTCTCCATGCTCATGCGCTGCCACTACAGCTACTAGCCAAGTTACTGC